TTCCTTTATATTCCTCAATAATCCCATAACTATGTGTGTTTAAAAGTCCAACTTCCCTTGAAAGCGCGCCTATCCGTCACGGACCGGCGCACACAAGAAAACCAAAATAATAAAAACTAACTACTAACCTAAAACAAACTATGCATGTATGATTGATTGCCTATGTGTCGTGGTACTCCGTTCGGGCGTTGAAGCAGGGGCAGGCTTTCGACACGTTCGGGAAATCCCTGTGTCCCTGCACCACCGCCTGCGGGTATCGCCTCTTCAATATCCTAACCAGCTTCAGCAGCGACGCTTTCTGCGCATCGGTGCGGTTGTCTGTCGGGGCGAGGCCGTTGGCCACGTCAACGCCGCCCACGTAGGCCACGTGGACGCTCACGCTGTTGACCCCCCTCACGCCGTTGGCCACCTTGCCCTCGGCGAGCAGCTGGTGTATCCTGCCGTCGGCGGTCACTACGTAGTGGTAGCCGGGGTTCTTCCACTTCTTCACCTTGTAAAACTCGTTCTCCAGCTCCTTAACGCCCCATTCCTGCGGGCTTGCCGTGCAATGCACTACTATGTATTTTATGTTCCGCATATCGTAACTTGTATCTTGTATCTTGTAACTTGTATCTTGTAACTTGTATCTTGTAACTTGTAACTTGCCTCTCACATCTTCTCCAGCGTCTTCTCCACGTCCTCGGTCTTCACCCCGAGCTTGCCCGCAATCTCCCCGATGAGTGCCTTGCGCAGCAGGCGGAGGAACGGCATGCGGGGGAAGCATATCAGCGCGCTCGCGCTCATGCTCCAGAACTCCACGAGGACGATGACGGCGCAGATGACCGACAGCGTCAGGCCGTCGCCGATGCGGAGCAGCTTGTCTATCATTATGAACACCACGATCGCCGTGCCGTACACCGAAATCTTCATCACAGTGTTGCGGGCCAGCTCGGAGAGCGTGAAACGCCCCTGCTTCACCGCCGCCGCTATGCCCCACGCCCCGTCGAGGACGACGGCGAGGAGCGTCAGCGTCACGGATGTCTCGTAGCCAGTGAAGAAGTTCACCACGAGCAGCAACGCCCCCATCGCCCATCCCCACGCGGTGGAGAGTATGTCGGCCAGCTTGCCTGCCAAATGCGTCATCTTTCCGAATCTCCTTCTTTTACTTGTTAATGTTGGTGAAAGCAACGGAGGCCGTGCCGCCCTCGAAGCTCCCTGTTCCTTTCACGGTCACGTAGCAGGCGGTCGGGTTGGCGAACGCCTGGTCCGTGGACGTGTATGTCTCGCTTCCTTTGTAAGTCACCTCCGCCGTGTCGCTGGAAGCGACCGTCTTCTCCGTCGCCAGCGTCAGCTCGACCGTCTTGTCGGCGAACGTAACGGTGCAGGTGGCCACGCTGGCGTTGTACGTCACGGGCGAGCCTGTGTTGTTCTTGGCCGACACGACGACGGTGAAGCTCACTGACAGCGTGTTCGTGCCGTTGACCGTCATGATCGAGTAGGTCGCCTTGCTCTTGTCCGTCATCACCGTCAGCTTCACTATGTCGCCGATGGTGACGAGCGAGCCGTTGAACTCCCAGGCCAGCGAGCCGTCCTTGTAGAAGCCCCTCAGCACGGGCTTGCCGTCGTACACGCCGACCTCGACCCTCGCTCCGTCGGAGCTGGCCGCCAGCTTGGCGGCGGTGAGGTAGCCGTTCTCGTCAACGGTCATCGTCGTCTCGCCGCTGTTGTTCCTTATGGCGAAGTTGTCGGCGGTGGCCTCGAACACTCCGTCGTATATGTCGAAGCCGGTGGGCAGCAGGTTGTCCGCCAGCCCCCTCGTGGCCTTGCCGTTCTCCTCCAGCTTCCAGTCGCACACGTAGGCCGTGCAGCCTGCGTCGGCGCGGAGCAGGGCGGACACCTCGCCGTCGCCCCACTCGTACCGCACGGAGAAAGTCACCTCGTGGAACGTCCAAGCGTCCGTCAGCTCCGTGTGGTTCCAGCCGTCGGCGGAGGTGAGGAACAGGCCGTCCATGACGCTGCCGAAGCACACGTCCTCGCCGTCCTTGTTGTACAGCAGGGCGTGGAGCGTTCCCGACCCCTTGGCGTAGAAGCTGAGGGTGTACGTCCTGTCGCTGGCGACGGAGAAGCCGCTGTCCTTGTATAGCAGGTTCACATATGACGTTCCCGCCGAGTTGTCGCAGTAGGCCACCTCGCCCTGCGTTCCGTCGGGTCTCTCCGCCCTCGTCTTGCCCGCAGCCGTCCACCTCCTGCACAGAGGCTCGTTGGCGGCGGCGTCCTCGATGCAAGCCTGCCAGTCCGTTCCCGACCCGCCCTCTTCGAGCTGCATCCACTCGACGTAGCCGCGGCTGTCGGCCTGCGACGGCAAGGCCGAGGCCGAGCCGCTGGAGTCCGTGGGGGTGGCGTAGGCGTACCACGTGCCGCCGTTCGCCGCCGTGAAGGTCACTTCCTTCGTCAGCAGTGACGTGGAGGAGAAAAGCACCCTGTGCGATTCCTTCCACCCATCGGCGTACACGTACACCGCCATCCTGTTTATCGTCGCCTCGGCGAGCATGGTGGAGTTGACCATGCCCCTCGCCGAGAGCGTGTAGGTCTTCCCCGCCTCAAGCGTCATGGACCGCTCCGTCGGCGTGAGGGATGAAGAGCCGTAGTAGCGCACGTAGGAGTCGGGGATGAGGTTCTTTCCGTCGGTGGCCTTCGCCTCGGCGTACTGGTTGTACACCTTCATGCCGATGGTCCCCTTCGTCTGCCGCAGCTCCGTGTAAAGCTCCTTGTACTTGCACTGGCTGTCGGTGGCAAGCTCCCCGAACTTGGATATGAACTGGTCGTTCTCCGTGGAGAACGTCTCGTAAAGCTCCTTGTAGTCAACCGCGAAGCGGAGCGAGCCTGTGCGTGTGTACGACACGCCGTCTATGGAGGCCTTCGCCGTCACGGTCACGCTGCCCGCCGTGGGATAGACCGGCCTCGTGCCTGTCCGCACCTCGCCGTCGGAGTCGTAGTACTGGTACTCCAGCGTCGTTCCCTTCGTGGGGGCCACGGTCAGCGTGTCGCCCCCTGTGCCGCCCGCCGTGCATCCCACGGCGGCGAGCGAGGTGATGGCCGCCGGAGGTGATGGCCGCCGTGACTGTCTTCGCCGCCTTGCGCATCTTCACGGCCACGCTCTTGGAGGCCGCCGTGAGTTCGCCCTCGCCGTCGGTCTCGAAGTCCAGCGTGTCGGGGTTGAGGAACAGCTCGACGGCATCCTCCCCTTTCTCGCCGTCCATCCTCGCCACGACGCTGATTGGGGTGTACACCGTGTGTTCCACGCCGTCCACCGTGCCGTCCACCTTGAGGATGAACGAGTGGCCGAGAACGTCCTCGTACATCTCCTGCCCGCCTGTGGCGTTGCCGCTGAACGTCACGTCAACCGTGAAGCCGTCGGTGAAGTCGTCGTCGGCGACAACGTGGCTCTCCCAGCTCTGCCCCGCCCCGTCCTCGTTGAGGACGGTGACGGCTGTGACATTGCCCTCCACGCCGTCGGCGTACAGGCGGCCGAACACGGGGGTGTCGAAAGTGTCGTCCGTGGGCTTGCCGTCGCTGTCGCAAGGCACGTACACCGTGGACGGGGCTATCGACACGTAGGCCGCCGAAGGGCCCGCCTCGCCGTCCCGCACTACAGGGACGGTCTCGCTGTCGAGCGTGTTCCCCGAAGCGTCGGACAGCGTTATTGTGTAGCTGTCCGCCGAGCTTGACGGCGCGAAAGCGGCCTCGCCCGACGAGTAGGTCATCTTCGTGCCGCCGTTCTTCAGGGAATATCCTGTCGGCAGGCTGGAGAGGAGCGTCCTCGAACCGTTCTGCGACGTGCGGTAAACGCCTACGGTCACGCTCTCTGGAGTGACGCTTTGGGCGGAATCGACGTGGACGGCGTTGGCCGAGAGGGCAATCTCGTACTTGTCAACCCCCACGAGCTTCTTCAGCGTGAGGATGGACGTGTAGGCGTTGCCGCCGTAGAGCGCCTGCACCGTCACGCTGGACGTCGCCGCCGACATGGCCGTGACCGTCACCTTGCCCCCGCTCATCGTGGCCGTGCATCCCACCCCCACGCAGTTGAACGTGGCGGAGCTTGACACGTCGGAAGTTCCCTTGTACAGCTTGGCGTTGCTCGTGACGCTCCCGCTGACGAGCTTCCCCTGTCCGTCGTACAGCATCGAGTCGTTCTCGTTGTCGAGGTCGAGCCGCACGGTGTCCGTTCCCGCCGTCCCCTTGACCGCGCTGACGTGGTAGAAGTCATCGGACGTTCCGTCGTTGTAGGTCGTCCTCGTCCAGTTCCACTGGTAGGGCCTCTCGTCGGTGGGGGCGGCGTCGGAATGCTCGTCCGTCCAATCGGCGGCGGCTATGTCCGTGGGGTAGCCGTATGAGTCCTCCGCCTTGGCGTAGGCGGATATGGCGTAGGTCTCCACTATCGAGGCTATGCCCTTGGCGAAGTTGCCTATGCAGCGGGGGGAGGTGACGTACCTGTTGCCCCTGCTGTCCGCGCTCACCTCGAAGTTCCACAGGTAGGGCTTCGCCGAGGTCAGCGTCGGGCGTTCCTGCGCCCACGGCGTGTTCACCGTGAGGGTGCTGCCGTTGGCGTAAGACCCCGCCGAGGGGTAGCCGGTCGGCGGCGTGTCGGACGATGCCGAGGGTGCGTAGAACTCCTCGACCCCGGCGTAGTACGAGCCCGTGCCTATCTGCGACACGCTGTAGCTCACGGTTGGGTCGCCGTCGCTGTACGTGGTGCGGGTTCTCGTGTACAGCCAGTGGCCGTCGGTCAGCTCCGAGGGGTAGCCGCCCCAGTCCGTTATGGTGTCGGGGTCAACGCTCGTCGCCTGCTGGCTGTAGTCCACGGTGGCGTTCTTTATGCCCTTGCCGTCCACGCCCATGCGGGAGACGCTGTACACGTCGGTCGCGTCGCCCGTGGAGTACTCCACGTGCGTCCACGTCCACAGGTAGCTGCCGTCAGGTACGCTCGTCGGGAACGTCTCGCTCCAGCCCTCGCTCTCCGCCCCGGGGCGCGTGGTGTCATCCGTCGTGGCGTACTTCACGGTCTTGGCCGTGATGGTCGGGGCGGCGACCTGAATCAGTATGTCCTGCCTCGCCACCTCCACGCCGCCGACGGTGGCGGATATGTAGGCGGCGTACACCTTCTGGTAGTCGTTGTCAAGCTCCACGGGGTTGGCCTCCCCGTTGTCGTTCATCGACACCCACGCCCCGCCGTCGGCGGTCTTCATCCAGCCCTTGATTTCCACGTCCTGCGGCTTGGTCAGCCCGCCGCCCACGTTCTTGTACAGCGTGGCCGTGACGGAGAGGAGGCCGTTCCCCTCCACGGCGTGTGATGCGTCCACCTCCACGACGTTCCCCGACAGCGACAGCGTGTAGCCGCCCTCGCCCTTCTCCCCCTTGCTCACTTGGCACACCCAAGCGTCGGAGTCCTCCGAGGGGGTCTCGCCGGTCACGGAAGAGGCCGACACGCAGAGCCACGTGCCGCCGTCGTAGGTCACTTGGTCGTAGTAGCCGTACTCGGCGGTCGGGTCGTAGTCGCCCCTGTATATCGCCTGCGGGTAGGACACGCCGCCCTTCGTCCACGAGAAGTACTCCGACCTGAACGTGACGCGGCTGGGCGACATCACGGCGACGGCCTTGTCGTCGCCCAGCTCGTAGGTGGTCACGCCGCCGTACAGCTTTATGCACGGAGCGTCCGTCCCCGTGGTTGCCAGCTCTATGAAAGTCGTCCTGTCCTTGTTCAGCTCGTCGTCGGGGTCGGACTCCGTGGCGTTCACGCCCATGCGGTAGCCCACCTGCACGAGGGTGTCGCCCTTCGACGGCACACAGGAGGAGAGCGAGTTGTCGGTGGAGGTGTCGTGGTCGTCGGCGGAGAGGACGATGTAGTCCGTGCCCACCTCAGTCACCAAACGCCAGTAGTACTTGTTCGACACGTTCTCGTACACGCCCTCCTTTATGTTGAAGTCCTGGCAGCGGGCTTGGTCGCCCGCCATCCACGTGTTCTGCGTGGCCGTCGTGCCGTCGTCCTGCGTGTACCAGCACTTCCAGCCCTCCAGCGTCACGCCGTCGTCGGCGTACACCTCGGACACGTCGGATATGACGCTGCCAGCCTTGCCTATTATCTGGTTGCCCGCCACGTAGGACAGCTTGCGTATCTCCAGCTGGAGGAACGTGGCTATCTTGCGCACGAGCAGGCGGTCAAGCTCCATCACCCAGCTGTCGCCGTCCTTGTACATCCCAACGCCGCTGCCAAGCTCGCCCGTGGAGAAGTCGGGGGTCTTCAGCTCCGACACCACGGCCTTCACAAGCTCCACGGCGTTGAGCTTCCCGCTTCCGTCAGCGTCGACGTGCCACTTGCCGTCCTCGCCGAGCCTGAAGCCCTTGAGGAACGTCAGCAGGTGCTTGGCCGTGTCGTCCTTGTCGTTGCGCAGGAACGTCCGCAGGCTTCTCAACGCCGAGAACGCGTTCCTGTCCGTCGGCGTGGTCGTGTCGCCCGTGGTTATGAGGTACACCCCGACTCCGCCCGACGACGAGCCAAGCCCGCTGAAGGCGTTGCCCGCCAGCGTCAGCGACTCCACCTCGTCGGACAGCTCGCCTATCCTCGAATAGCTCGGCTTCTCGCCGACGATGTACTGCGGGGTGTCATACGTGAGGTCGAGGTTCTTCTCGAAGCCTATCACCCTCGACACGCGCGAGCCTGTCCCGAAGTAGGCGGCGGAGAACAGCTCCACGGGGTCGCCGACGAGCAGAGCCTTGTCGTAGGCGTAAGCGTCGTTGGGCTTCCCGGTGTCGGGGTCCTTGCCGTAAGCGTCGTCGCTCATCATGACGCACGTGTACGTCGAGGGGTCGACATTCAACTCCTTGATGTACTCCACGGCCCATTCCTTCAGCTCCTCCTCGGCGGCGTTCACGAGGGTGTCGCCGAGGTAGCTGGAGTCCCATCCCGTGAGTACGTACAGGTCGCCCTCGCCGTCCTCGAAGTCCTCCGTGGGGTGCATGTACTCGTCGGGCAGGTAGCGGCTGTAGTCGTTGGAGCGTTTCACCTCGAACCACTGGCCGTCGCCGTAGCCGTACTTGTTGCCGTCGCCGTCGTAGCCGTTGCCGTCCTCGATGAAAAGCGCCTCGAAGGTCATGCCGTTGAGCGAACCGCTCTGGAAGACGACTTCCAGCTTCTCGTTTTCGAGTATGTACGACTCGGAGAACGAGAAGCCGCTGTCCTGGAACGCCCAGTACGTGACGGTCTCCTTCTCCTGCGTCTCTTCGTTGGTCACGGTCGCCCGCCTCTTCTTCACCGCCGTCATGCGCCTGCCGTTGGTTATCGTGCCGTCCTCCTCCTTGGTGAAGAAGCGGGGGTATATGTCATCGTTGGTCACCACGGCCTCGACTATCTCGCCGACGGCGAGGTCTTCCTCGGCGTCGATGCGGTTGTACGCCCCCTTGACGACAACGCCGTCGGAGGTCACCTCGTCAGCGTCGATGGGGAGCATGAGACGCTTCTGCACCACGCCGTTGACGGTCATCGTTCCCTCGATGTCGTTGGTGAAGTAGCTCGCCGGCACCTTGGCCGTGACGATGTTGTCTATCGTGAAACTGTCGCCGACCCCCGCCGTCACGCCGCTGGGCAGGTATATCCTGTTCTCCTCGCCCTCGGCCCTGTTCGGGTTCAGCGTGGCGGTGTATGTCTTTCCTTTGTTCTCGCCAGTGGTGAAAGTAACCTTGACGCTCGCCGTGGCGGGTGCGCCGACCCTCTTGATGCCGTATGAGTAGAGCTGGAAGCCGCCGTCGTAGGAGTTCTTGGAGCAGCTGCTCACCACCGTCATCCGCAGGCGGTCGTAGCTCTTTCCGAGGGTGGCGGTGAACGTCGGCAGCAGGCCGTCGATACTGTCCGTCTCCGCCGTCACGGAGGTCGAGAGGAGTGTCACGGTGTCCGACTTGCTCGCTGAGTTCTCGGCGAACACGGACACGCTGTATGTGATGGGGGCGTACCACGTGCCTATCGAGTTGTAGTAGAACGCCGTCCTGCTGAGGTCTATCTCGTAAGTCCCCGCATCGAGCGACACGGCGAGTTCCGCCGTCTTCACGGTGTCGCCGTCGCCCATCGCCACCTTCGGCTGGCTTGCGCCGTCCTTGACCGTGATGTCGCCGCCATCCACGTCGCCGTCGGGGAAATAGGAGCTGTCAAGCGGCCTCGCCGTGTCGGAGATTACGTTGCCTGTCACCTCCTTCACGTCGAACACGAGCTTCTTGCGGTACTTGGCGGGTATGTTCGTCTCGCCCCCGAAGACGTATATCCTGTTGGCGTAGGTGGCCTTGCTGTCCGAGCGGCTTATCTTCTCCACGTTCACGCCGAGGCGGAACTCGACCGGGGTCTTGGACGTGTAGTCGCACTTGCCGAGGTTGATGACGTTGCCCTCGACCCACCACTCCATGTCGTAAGCCTCGGCGATGTCGGTGAGGGAGTCGAGCAGGCTCGTGTTGTCGAACGTGACGGGCTTCGCCAGCTTCCCCTTGCCTTCGGGGTAGGAGAACACGTAGTCGTCGCCGTTGTGCGTGAATCCGAGGGTTTGCAGGTTGCGGAGGAACACGGCGCAAAGGCTCTCCAGCGCGCCGCAGTAATCCCACGTCGCCTCCCTGCCGCCGTACTCCGGGGTGAACTTGAACGTCTTGTTCGCCCACAGGCGGTAGTCGTGCTCGAACGTCAGCTCGTAGTCGTAGCCGCCCGTGGAAGCGTTGTATGTCGGGTCCTGCGTCTCGGTTATCACCCACGTCTCGCCGTTCCACTCCGTGTGCGACCCCATGCCGAAGTGCACGGCGGAGAGGAGGGAGAGCTTCACCGTTATGCAGTCCTCCTCCATCAGCTTGAGCTTCCACTTGCACCCCTCGTTTATCGGGGTCTCAAGCAGAAGAACGCCCTTCGCGCTGTATATTTTCAGGATCTCTTGCATATCGCTACAAATTTACGTCTTTTCCAGCTTCCCCGCCACGGCATTACGAAACTGTGTGCGTGACCGTCCTTTCCTTGGGGTTGTACTCGGTCAGCTTCAGGCTGTACTTGGCCAAGCCGAACGAGTATTGCCCGAACTGCGAGCATGACACGTACAGGCAATGGTACTCCACGGTCGGCTGGTACGTGGTTATGATGTCAACGACGCCTGTTTCAAGCACCTCTTCGCAGAACCTTCCGTACCTGTCGAAGAAGTCGGCCTTCGTCTTCGCCGTGAGGTGCATCTCAAGCGTAAGGTCGCGGCTCGCCATCCTCACGTTCTCCGTCATCACCCTCTTGCCGTGTTCGAGGCGCGACGTGTTCTCCACGAGGTCTTTCGTGGCGGCGGGTGTCATAAGGGAGCTTACCGCCCCGTCCTCCAAGGACACGCCCCATTCCTCGTAAGCGTCCTTGCCGTTAATGTACAGTTCTCCTTTCATAGCCTGTCGTTTATGTTCTTGTCGATGCGTGTAAGTTTCTCGCCCCACTCGGTGTACATCCTCCTCGTGTCCTTCTGTATGTCGGCGAGGTAGCTGTTGCTGGATATCTCAAGCGTCCTTATCTCGTTGAGGAAGGTGTTGCCCTCGGTCTGCAACGTCACGAGGGATGCGGCGCGCTGGCTTATGAGGTCCTGCACAGCCAGCTGTTGGTAGCCGTTCTCCTGCACCGCCGTGAGCCTGCCGCTTATCTCTTCGCCGGTTTCCTGGCTCACCGTCGTGGAGCTGCCGTAGCTGCTGTCCTGCGAGGAGTCGCTTGAGTTCTCCCAGCCGAACGTCTCGGCCATGGCGTCGCGCTCGGCAAGTATTTCATCGGCCAACGCCTGCTGCTCCGCCTTCAGCTGCTCGGCCTCCTCACTCGTCAGGTCGAACACGCCGTCACCGTCGCTGTCGGACTTGGCGGCCCACGAATCGTACAATGCGTTTATCCTCTGCTTGTACTTGTTGGCGATGAGGTTCTGCATTATGGCCTGCCGCAGGTAGTCGCCGAAGTTCTCGGCCATGTCCTTGCTTGTCGTGTCCATGTCGGATACCATGTCAACGAAATCATCATAGAAGCTGTCGAAGGACACGCCGGTGGCGATTTCTTTGATGCTTTCCTTCGTCTCCTCCAGCTCGTCGTTGCTGTCGATAATCTTCTGTAGGTAGTCCTGCACGTCGCCGTCGAGATGGTTCCAGAACACGGTGCATTCCTGCAAGCTCTCCAGCTGCTCGGCGGAGAGGTCGAACAGGCCCGTCATCCTCCCGTTGGTGACACTGCCGTAGTCCACGCCGTTCTCGGAGGCCCATCGTCTCAGTTCATCCCAACCCTCGCTGCTCATGCCGTTCTTTATGCGGACTCCGATGGAGTGCGAGCCTGTGGAAGCTCCGCTGTTAAGGCGTTCCTTGCCAAGCGTCCTGTAAGCGTCGGTTCCGTTTTCTATGAGTTCCAGCGTCTCTTTCCCTGCCTTGCGCCCTTCGTCGCCATAGGAGATGTCAATGTACTCCTTCTTGCGGTCGATCAAGATGTCCCACACGTCGATAAGGCCGTTGTACTTCTCGACCATCTCGTTGTAGCTGGAGTAGTCAGCTCCGCCGAGGCCGAATATAGAGCCTATGGCCTGGCCGTAGCCCTCGACGCTTTTCACCAGCCCCTTCGCCAAGTTGATGTAGTTGTTGATGTTGGCGAACGACCCTGGCTTGGTCAGGTCGAACGACTCCAAAGCCTCCCCCATCGCCCCAATGCCCTCCAAGCTCTTGGCGACACCCTGCCCGAAGCCGCTGTCGGTGTTCACGCCGAGCTGGCCGAGCAACGACATGGCGTTCTGCCCCGCCTGCGCAATCTGCGACATGGAGTTCCCCAACTTGTTCACCGACTGCTGGAACTTCGACGTGGTGGTCGTGACTTTCGTCTGCGCCTGTTGCAGCTTCCTCAAAGCCTCGGCAAACGTGATGATGCTCGTCGTGGCCTTCCCGTTAGCGTCAACCTCAGTCCACACGACCTTGGTGTTCTCCAGCGCGGCGAGCGTTGCACCGTCCATCTCATTGACCGCCTTTTCGTAAGCCTCGCCTATGGTGGTGTCGCCGAAAGCCTGTTCGTTTATCCTCTCCATCGCCATCTCGGCGTTGGAAAGTTCCCTCACGCTTTCCGTGTACTCCTTCGCCGACTTCGACAGCTTCGGGAACTGGTCGTCGTTTATCTTCGCGTCCTGTATCTTGGCTATGGCCTCCGATACGGTCTTCAGCTGCTCTATCTCATCTGGCTGGAGCGCGCCTTTCTCTCCCATCATCGAGCGTATGGCCGTGAGTTGCGTCTCCAGCGCGTCAAGGGCTTTCCTCGGCACTTTGTCGATGTCGCCGAACACCACGTCCCAGTTCACGGCCTTCTGGAACTCCGAGAAGTCAAGCTCGCGCATGGATTTCTCGTAGTCAGCCTTCCTCTTGGCCTTCTCCGCCTCGGAAATGTCGCCGCTGTCGCCGAGTTCGTACTCGTCCTGCAACGCCTTGCGCTTCTCCAAGTACGTGCCGTACTCCTTCAGGTACTC